AAGATTGTATTTTGACCTGCATAACGACAGATCAGATCAGACGTACCAGCAGTCTTGAGTTCGTCGGAATACATTTGTAATTCGACACCATAGATCTCGTCAACGTGTTCGTCCAGATAAGGTTGGATAGTTCTGAAGGTGTTTAGTGCGATCGGATTCACGTCTTCTTTCATCTGCCCAAGAATATAGTCCTCGGCAACCTGGTGCACTGCAGTACCTGCGCGAGATGCCTGTGTTGAGATCTTGTTGGCAGTTTCCGCGCCCACACGTTTTCGCCATTCCCATATCTTCTTCCTCGATAATGCACCAAGGGCTGACGTTACTGATGGATATTTTTCTCCGCTTTCAGTAACGTACAGCCTTTGGCCGTCCTCGTTGATTCGTTTTAGGGGTTTAGGTTCAAATAATTTAAGCGCAAAGCCCGAGTTCTTCTCTTGCAATGATATACTCCTTCACCAGACATGATCTAACAATGTCGTTAGAATGGAATTCGATGTGTTCGAATCCGTTCAGTCTGTCGATAATCTTCATAAAATCTAAGAGACCTTGTCTCTCCTGTTGTTTGGTCAAATCACTTTGGCGGAAGTCGCCGCAAAAGATGAGCCGTGCGTTGTCACCGATCCGCGTAATCAGCGAATCTAGTTCATGAAAATTCATGTTGTTTACTTCGTCTACTATGACAATAGTATTATCCATTGTACAGCCTCTGACGAAAGAAGTACACATAAATTTTACGAGGTCTTTCTCTTTCAGGATATCGTATGCGTCACCACGTCGAAACAACTCGTTACAGATTGCTCGATAAGGTTCTTCATATACTGATAGCTTTTCGTCTTCATTGCCCGGAAGGAAGCCGATATCTCTGGTTGGTACTGCAGATCTTACGACAGTAATGTCATAGAATTCGCAGTCGGGGTTATTGAAAAGTTCGGACAGTGCCAAGTAAAAAGAAATAAAAGTCTTACCTGTACCTGCCATTCCATGAAGTAGTAAGTGGTCTCCTGAGTCGAATGCATCAAAAGTCAACTGTTGAGCAAAAGTTTTCGGATAGATTGGCTGAAGCTTCATGCCTCTCTGTGGTACGTGGTCGCGATTGTCTAAAATACCGTCTTTACGCAATGCGCGCCTTTGTCTCTTCGAAAGTGCCATATAACCTACTCTGTTTTTGTTATACTTACGGGTTAGAATGTTTCGATTGTGCTGCCCCTCCCAGAAGCTTTCTTTATTGATTTTAACACATCACGAAAGCCGGCGTCAGGTCTTAGATTGACACCAGTAACAATACTTGCGTTATTAGTTGTGATTACACGAGTGAGATGCGGGTGCCTGGAAGTGAAGTCATCCATTTCGGAGATTTTGTGTATATGGTCTTCGTATTCACCAGACTCAGAATTTAAATACGTATATGTCGGCATGTTTTATTTATAATCTTCAACTTCCAACAAGGCTTCTAGATCGTTAGATCTAAGAACATTTTTTAAATATTTTTCTTCTTTGTGTTCACGATACTCATGGATAAATTCTTTCTTACTACCATCTTCGAACTTACGTTCTTCTTTACGATAGTTACTTTCTCGTTTTGACTTACTCATACTTGAACCTACCTGGAAATGCTTCCTCTACTAACTTAGATGTAATGCCTTTATATGGCAATTTCTTCTCTTTGACACCAAGCATTAGCTTAGCATCTTCGGGATGAATACTCTCTAACATCTCAATGAATATACGTTCACGTTTAATGTTATGAATATTCGCACTACGTTGATTCTTAGTAAAGATATACAGTTTACGAACTTCTTGATAGAGTCCGCCTGTATTATCAATCATATCTTCTGGAGAATTAAATGGAGGTGCACCTTCAGGTAACTCAAAGATTATCCGTACATCACATACTGCTTCTAAGATTTGCATAAAAGCATTATTACCTTCATATTCTTTAAGCTTCGCGATTTTATTCTTTCTACCTGATGTCTTCTCGATTTCTTTAAAGATATCACTGATTAGTTTGACTGCCATTTTAAAACTCCGATATGCATTCGGTGAGGTTTTTGAGTTTGTATTTGATAAAGTAATTGAAAAGCTTATCTCGACCTTTATCAGATTGTTCTTCTACAGCTTGCTTTGTAGCTGCACGTATTCTATCAGGCACAGCATTTAAATCGATTAGCATACGATTGCGCTGATAATTTTTATTTACATCTTCAGCCCAGTCCCAGAAATGTAACATCTTCAGCTCTTCTAGTTTCTTTGATCGTAGTGGCTTTTGTCGTGCATTCGCTACAAATGTATCATCAGAACTGAGCACGTTAGGAATGCCATCGCCTGTATCGCCTTTGAGAATATGTTCTTGCAAGAAATTCTCAGGATCATTACACTTAATCCACTTCTTTCGAGTAGGATCATACTGCGAAACGTTTGAGTAACGCTGTAGTTGTTGGAAATCTTTGTCGCCTGAAAGAATGAGGATAGGGTCACCGCCGAGTTGGCGTCCGTGTTCATGACAAAGGGTCGCAATGACATCATCGGCTTCGGCATGCTCAACTCGGACGGTGGGATAAGGAAAGAATTCGGCAAGTTCGTCGCGTACTGCATTGAGAATACGAAAGATCTCGTTCCAATCGAGACCAGAATCTTGTCTATTCTTCTTGCGATTCGCTTTGTAATACGGGAAGAACTGTTTACGCCAGTTAGACGTAGCGTCGCATGCGATGACTAACTCGCCAAACTCTTTCTCAAACTTGACTTTGTTCATGCGAATAGAATTGAGGATCATATGTCGTAGCAGATCTTCGTTCGCATTGACATTTTTAGGACCGCTGACCATTAGATTGGCGAGGGCTACTTGGTTGTAATCTAATATAATCACTGTTAAACTCCACTTATTTACTAGTATATTCTACCAAAAAATAGTGGCTTTGTAAACCTAAAAATCGAATTCCAATTGAGTAGTGTCTGGGTGCACGGCATCCCAGTACAAGTTCTTCGCGAAATGCTGAATAGGATGATGGCAATCATTCATCTTATAGACAAATGATTTTAGAGTCTCGTATAAGAAAGAAATATCGTACACATAATCTTCATTGTCTACTTTGTAGTCGTTACTAAACATACTACTAAGCATTTCAGACAAGTATTGATCTGTGTCTAATTCGGCTGCTTCTACTTTATCGTAGATTATGAAACCGTCATCAATCGCCATCTGTTCGAGACGTCGATCTAGCGGGAACTCTATGACATTACTCATAGATCTATTTATGTAGTTTTATAATTAAACATCGGTCCTTCGTCTTCTGGTAAAGATTTATCAACTACACCATATTTTAACGAAGCGATGAGGGCCTCCCACTCTGATTTTCTATTTTTCCAACTATAAAAAGTATCAATGTATACTTTAGTTGGAACAACATTTGTTTTCATCTGTTGATAATTTTCGATTGTTAGATCGAGCATATTATAGAATGCAGATGCATGGTTTTGCAAGTCTTCATTGTATTGATACATATTTGTCCAATGCGAAGCTGTTTCAAAAATACCACCATAATTTGAATGCACACAAATATTTTGTGCCGACATTGCTTCGATCAAACTTAAACATGATGTTTCTTTCCATGTAGTAGGATATGCAAAAATATGTGATTTCTGTAGAGCTTCTCGTACAACATCATTTGTTTGTGTACCATGATTCGTGACTTTAGGATTGCTCTCAAGTGTTTCGAATACTTGTTTATAATCTTGATCACGTACATCCCAACCATATAGAGCAAATGATGAATAAACATCAAGCGTAATATTATCATATTTTTGACATAGCATATTAAATACTGGCGCTAGAATATTTAAACCGCGATGAGGTGTAGTGTGATAGATCAGATTAATTTGACTATCATCTTTTTCATAATTATCAATTGGATCAATAAAATTTCTCAACACTACACACTTTGATGGCGGTAAATTATAGCGTTCGATATATCCCTGCATCTGCCAGTTAGATACGAATACGAATCGATGGAACTTATCTTTGCCATATTGAGTTCCTAAAAATTCTGATTCAGGATCACCCGGTAAGTCATGGGCCCAAAAGATACGAATTACATCGTCGTGTAATTCTCTTACACGAGATGATACGATCTGTACACCGTCGAGTACATCTTTATCTAGCCTTTCGGCTAGTTTCATGGTCAGTACTTCAGTACCTCCCATCGACTTCTCATTAGTCTCGTTTCTTTTGAACTCACCGTTGATGATCTCAGCCATTTTCTCGATCCTTTATGATATTCTCATCACGTACTGAACGAATATTTCCCCAATTACCCTTATTAGATTTTGTTTTATTACGAAACAAAACTAATGTATGATTATTATCGGCTTTACCCATTGGATAAACGATTTCACGGGTCTTTTTAATTCTATAAACATCTAGCATTATAAACCACTCTCCAAATATAACATGAGATCACCAATCATTCGATGATTGATTGTTGAAAACGGAAATCCCATATCAGCGATTTCCGGATGTATCTTTACTAAAGTTTCTCGTGGTATATCAGTTTCTACTTCAATCACCTCGCATTTTACATCTTTTTGTTCGATGTACATCTTTAGCATTTCACACGGAGGACATCCAGCCTGCGTATAAACTATGATTCTTTTTTCTTCAGCCATTTTCCGTTTATCTTTCCGCCAATAAATTCGTTATAAAATTCTTCAGTCAATAATGCTTCGCATCTGATCTGATAATCCATTTCCCAATATGCACATTCTGTTTTTGTTTCACAAAGATGTACAACGTATCTTTCGAACTCTGCACCATTAGCGAGTTCATCTTTCAGTTGTTGATTTGATCCGTAGTATTTTTTCCAGTCTGACTCGACTAATGATCTTCTCTTTCGTTTCTTGCCCTTGAGAGGAGGTAGAGTCTTTTTACTCCAGAAAAACTTCTTACCGATATATTTGCGTTTTGTTTCTTTATTAATTAACAAATATACCATACCATAGAAGTTTTGTACATGCTCGGACTCAAGCGCCCAACCTTCTAGCAAGTGTATCCATGGGTTCTCATAGCTTGCAGTAGTTAACGGCGACATTCCCTTCGTAGAAGATTCTTTTTGATTTGGCAAAACTGTCTGACCACCTTTGTTCGGCGCATAATGCATCTTCGACGATTACTCTACCTATACCAACTTGTACTACGCCTTTTGCACATTCGTGGCAGATAGGTAATCCGTAAACATAGAGATGTGCACCTTTGAGTGAAACACCATTCTCTACAGCATTATATATACAATTCATTTCAGCGTGTACCACGAGCTCATACTTTGTCTCGCGATCATTGAGTCTTTCTTCAGTATCTTGTATTCCTTTCGGGAATCCATTATATCCTGTGGCAAGAATATTACGATTTTGACCGACAGCTACAGCACCAATCTTTTTAGACGGATCTTTCGACCACGTTGATATGTGCTTTGCTAATTCTAAAAACTTTTTATCCCAAGCTGAACTGATATAGTCCCTCACCACTCTAACTCCATATCATCATCATATTCAAACTGTTGATCCTCTAATGAGGCACTGCATATCGGACAAAATTCGATAGGCATTTCTTCATCATCAAAATTAGTCTGACGTATAATCACATCACACTTCACTTCACATGATCTGCAATTAATCGTCTTCTTGTACATTTAAGCTACCATATTTAAATTGATTATCGTTTGTTTTTTTGTATATTACTCCACAATAAGCTGGTGCTCTATACCCCCAAGACATACCACGATCGTATTGAGTAGTTTGATGTTTTAATCTATAGTAATCATTCTTATATTCTGGACTAAATTTAGATTTATCAAACATTTCACCTGTACTAGTACCCAATCTTTCTTGTAAAACTTCATAGTCATTAGCTTTTGCTAGATTAGCATAAAATGATGGTGAGTAATTAAACATTTGACTGTCTACCCATGTAAACCACGGATTTGAGTGTACAATTAATCCACCAACCTTTACACGATTATGCATGTTTGTAAAAAAGTTAACTTGATCAAAAACACGGCCGGACATTCCGAAGTTAAAAACTATATCTACTTCTTCATAATCATTTACTACATTTTCCCATGTATCAGTCGTTTCAATAAATTTTATTTTTTTGACTTGAAGGAGTTGAAAAAATGATATTACATCTTTTGGATATGCGTTAATTTGAAACTGATCAAAAAATGTTTCTAATTTTGTGTAATCATTAATTGTATTTTGACCTAATACAACTATCTCTTTGTTTTTTAAATCTGTATGTTTATATACTAATTGTATTAAATTGACAGTAAAGTTATTCAAAACGAAAAGTCCTTAAATGTGTCATCATCAACATCTTTCTTGATACCACCTACAATATAAGATGTAATCTCAGTTTCTTGTGGTGCAACTTGCACTTCCGCGCCGCTGATCCACTTCTGTGTCCATGGCAAAGGATCAGATCCACCTCGCTCATTAGATAAGCCAATAGCATACATACGCTTATTACCTAACCACTCCACGTACTCACCCAAGAGCTCTGCATTCAGACCGATCATCGAACCTTCCTTAAAGAGATACTCGGCCCACGCTTTTTCTTGATCAAGTACATCACGAAATATTTGTTTCACTTCGTCCTGTGTATCGATAGCAATCTTAGCATAGTCTTTGTCTTCTTTGGGCAATAGCTTAATGAGTTGTTGAGTAGATGCCATGTGCACATTCTCATCTCGCGCAATAAACTTGATAATCTTTGCATTACCTTCCATCTTCTTCAGTTCAGCAAATGCCCAACTACAGGCGAATGACACATAGAATCGAATACCTTCAAGTGCATTGACTGCATTCAATGCAAGCCATAGATTTCTTTTCGTTGGATTATCTGCAAGATTATCATAATACTTAGAAATAGATTTAGCGCAGTCGACAATTTCTTTGATGTCTAGCATCTCGTCGAATACTTTGCTTGGATCGGAATACACATTACGAATGATATGTGTATAAGATCGGGAATGGATGGTCTCGCTGAAGGCCCATGTTACGAGCCAGTTCTCAAGTTCAGGTAACGAACACAAAGGCATGAACGTCTCAACGGGACCGCGCCCTTGTACTGAGTCGAGCAAGATCTGACGTTTCAAATTGCTCGTAAAGATATGTTGTTCGTGTTGAGTAAGATTCTTAAAGTCTTTGCTATCACGTGTAACGTCGACCTCTTCAGGACGCCAAAAGAAACCAAGCTGCTTATCAGTGAGAGTCTCAAAAATACGATAGCGCTGTTTGTCATATCGTGCAATGTTTACACGTGGACCAAAAAATGCGGGTTGAGTTGTAAAGTCTATTTTATCTGTATGAAATACGGACATTATTGTTCCCTTTTTAACCTTTTCCGCGCAGCTTTTTTTCTATGACGGTATTTTTCATTATCTTCTCTTACTCTTGTATAATCATGCAATGACTCTTTATAGTTCTGTTCGAACTGTACATAGTCATCTTTTAAAATATCGAGTGCTTCTTCTTTTGTCTTGTAGCTCCACTCATCTGTATGACCTACACTCCATTTTGGTTCTGTCTCTACATGATAGTTCTGTGTACAGACTTTAAAATCGGGTGTCAACGGTTCGTCAATCGTCAGACTCGAGTCTCGCCAAATAATTCGATTGTTTGGCTGCGCAGCAAACTGACCATTCTGTAATTGAATGATGTTAAATGATTTATGCTCAGGATCAAACTCACTAAAGTTCTCATTCAATACATTCTTATCTGCATGACAATTATCTATTGTAAACAAATATTCGCCTTCATGAAACTGTTTATCTTTGCCGAAGAACTTACAACTCGATAGAAGTGGTTTCTGGATAACGGTTATATGATAGTCGAAGCAGTCCCATAATTGTAATGTATCGAGCGGCAGATCGTAATCTATGTCAGTTTTCCACACAAATGCAGATATTGGTAGCTTATCAAACAACGCGCCATAATCTGTTAATAGTGTTTCAAAGTACAGCGCTTTACCTGTTACAGATTTGACTGATGTCCAAACACCGGGTG